CAAACGTGCTCGATTCAACGGCATGATGTTGGGCAACAGCGACGGTAGCAGTGCCGCTGACAATAGAATTCAACTAGATTGGTCCAGCGGACAATATGCACAAATCATTGCTCAACAAAACGTTCCGTTATATCTAGGTGTTGGTGGCGCAACTAAAGTGTATGTTGATTCAGCCGGACATTGGATGCCAGTAGCTGACAACACACAAAACTTAGGATCAACAGGGGCTCGTTGGGCAAACTTATACACAGGAGACTTGCACCTAAGTAACGAAACACAAGCAGAAGGTAATAGTGTAGACGGCACAAAAGGCAACTGGACCATACAAGAAGGTGCAGAAAATCTTTATATTATAAACAACAAAACAGGCAAAAAGTATGCCTTTACGTTAAGGGAAATAGAATAATGAGTGTCTTAACAAGCGCAGGAAAACCAAAATATGATTTTTCAATACAGATTGATCTAACTAGTACAGTATCAACATTTAGCCCTACTGGCAGTTCAACTGTTTATATCAATCCTAGATATACTAATCAATCAACTGCTAACGGATTTACTTGGTCTAGTAGCGGGGACTATGCACCAGCGGCCGCCGCTGGTGGGAATGCCTACTATGATTTTTGGTGCCCTCACACTCCTGCTCAGGGTAGCTGGTATAACTTTACTTACGATACTAATGCAGGCCGTAGAGGTTCAGCAGGCGGTGCAGACAATGGTACACCTATTAGTGACCGAAGCCGCGCCAGTCTTTGGGCAGATATTTCGGTAGGTAACGCACCGCATCCTGGTGAAGGTGCCGCACAAACTAACCTTGCTATTATTATGGGCGGATACGGTGCATATAACTTCTGGGACTACGGCGGACCTCCGAGTGATCCTACAAGTCCTCGTGTGCTGTTTGACGATTCAGGATTTAGAAATTTCAAAATCTCGGGACAAAACTACGGAAACATACAATACAATCAATGGTTCTGTCTTGGGCATTATCAAAACTCCGGAATGAATAACGTTAGAACTATTCGTGTTATTAATCTTGGCGCTACGGTTATTGGTATAAAAAGTCTAATACTGTTACTACACGGTGTTGGCGGAATGTCGGGAGATTAATATGAAAGTAATAGATAGAGGCGTTTGCCTATTTAACGGATCGCACAAAGTATGCCATATATTCTCTAAAAATGATCTACTAGTGTGGAAGCAAGTGTGGGATATGACAACTGAACCGCCCACATTGGTCTATACAAAATCAGACGAAGAACTATATATCGAGTGGGAAGCTAGTGAGATTAATCAGTTTGCACAAGAACAAATCTTTAAGTTTTATCCACTATGGAAACAACAAAACATATCACTAGAAGGCAACGAAGTTAAGCTGGCAAGAATGACCACATTTATTAATGCTGTTAGAGCATGGTCTAATAGCGAGAACCCAGACCCGTGGGATGGCTCACTTGAAGAAATAACTCCTACGGAATAAGTTAAATACAATATGGCACGTTATAACTCATCATCTGGCAGTACATCGATTAATGGTGCGGCTACTATTAGTAGTCCGTATCAGGGCGCCTTTACTAACCTAACTGGTACGCCTCCTTATACGGTGACACTCCCAAATCCTACATTATTTCCTGGCAGCAATCAAACATTTTACAATTCTACTAACGGTACTATTACTTTAAGCGCACCTAGCGGCAACTTTGTTGGTACAGGAGCAAGCGGCACTAGCACTAACACAGTTTTTGCAGGCAACGTTATAAGTGTAACTAGTGATGGTACTAACTATATTGTTATTAGTGAAGACGGAAGTCCGTTAATAGCAACAACTGGTAGTTTTAGTAGTGATGTCACTATTACTGGTGCAAGTGCAACAGTTAACATACAACCAAATAGTTTAACATTATATCCTGGCTCTATTGGAGCAATGGATCGTGTGGCTATTGGTGTTAACAATAGAAGCACTGGAGCATTCACTACCCTTGCGGCAAATGCTCAAGTTAGTTTTACAGCAAACACAACAAGTTCAAGTACAACAACTGGATCACTAGTAGTTACAGGTGGGGTTGGAGTTAGCGGGACTATTACGGCATCTAGTGTTGTAGCAACCGGGCTCACTGGTACACTACAAACAGCCGCACAGGCAAACGTTACAAGTCTAGGCACACTAACTGGGTTGTTGTTGTCAGGAACATTAACATCGACTAGTAATGCTCCGTTTTCTTTACAAAGTAATGGTAATACCGGAACTTACACGCAGACAGTAATATACAACAATCAAAATAATACTTCAGGTAACTCTGCTAACGGTGTTTTTATTGAACGTGGTAGAGTAACTGAATCGAGTTCTGGAGAAATACGAAGTTTTGTAATAGGTTCCCGTGGCGGCGAAATACAACTAATCCTTAATAAAGATGGCAAACTAGGTGTTGGCATTTCAAATCCTGTAGCAGCCTTACATGTAAAAAATAATGGCGCTTCAGGATCACTAAGCCTATCTGGCGTCGCGGCAAACGATACAGGCGGTGCAAGTTATATCTTAATGGGTAACACTGATTCTGCTGGCGTAGCAGGACCGAGTACTATTATTGCTGCCAATCGAGAACTATATTTTGGTGTAGGTGATAACTTTGCGGCTGCTAGTGGCGGAGCTAATACAACTTATTTAAAAATACTTGCAGGTGGCAGACTATCACATACACCAGCTGACGGATCAAACGATGTTATTGCTGTAGATACTAGCGGATCTAGTCCTTATATGCGTTTTAGAACCAGCGGTACCAATAACGGCTATGTTCAGTTTACCACAAGTGATGCATATTTTTGGAATGACCGCGCTAATCAAGGTATCAAGATCAGTTCCGGACAAGCTGGACTAAGTCTGTACTGGAGTGGAGCCTATAGAACAGTATGGCATGATGCATTAACACCAAACACAACACAGCCTGGCGCCGGCGGTGCAGATCGCACAGGCAGTAATCCTGCACCTAATGCAAGATATCTTAACGGATGGGGCATCGAACACTTTACAGTGATGCAACGAAATGTATCAGTTAGTCTGTCATCTGGATCATTGAACACATTCTATTGCTTAGAACTTTCCGGAGAACCGTGGGGTTCGGGAGTTGCTGAAGTAGATATTCGTCGTACCAGTGTTCACCAGGACTCAGGCGGATACGGTGCGTTCTTTGGCAAAATTCGATACCGGTCTACAGCATGGGGACACCATAGAGATTTCTGGGAAATTGACGAAAACTGGGGCAGCGGCAGCTACTACCCAATGTTAGCGGCAACACGCGGCCATCCTTATGCTAGTTATAACTACATTTGGCTGCGAGGCGGATTGACTTACTATTTCAACTTTAACAGTAGCGATTATATTATTCAGAATCCGGTAGCAAGTAATTTATCTTTAAGCTATGCCCAATCAACATTCCCAACACTTGGGAATTCAAAGTCATCTACAGAAATTCCTGACCAGGCTAGATATTATCAACAGCATTTATGTAGCCAAGGATATAATTTAGGACAAGCTAGCTATCGCTGGAACGCCCTTTATCTTAGCAATGCGCCAGATGTAAGTTCAGATCGTAGATTAAAAGAAAACTTTGACGATGCCCTCGGCTTAGATTTCCTAATGTTATTAAAGCCATGTAGCTTTACCATGTTAGATCTACGTAAAGTCAAAGACGACCCAAATATAAAATGGGATCAACGCCGCAGACAAGGTCTTATAGCACAAGAAGTTAAAGAAGTAATGGATCAGTTGGGTATAGCAACTGATGATTTTATTGGATACAACGATGAAAATCCAGAACATTTAAGTCTAGTCTATGAACAGTTTATTCCGGTTCTTATTAAGTCAGTCCAACAACAGCAGACTTTAATACAAGATTTATTAAACAGAATAGAGAAACTGGAGTCTAAATAATGACAACATACATTTTAGATAGAACTAAACCGGCAGCCGAAATGATCTGGAATAAAGATCTAGATCAAGCAGTTTCTTTATACACTGAAATACATGACTGTGGCATACATGATCATTCTACTGGTTTAGTAAATGGCACATCAGACCAACTGGCATTTGCCCTTTACTACGATCACACTAAAGACCTCGAGTGGAGTTTGGAAAAGCACGAGGAACTAGCAAGACATCTTAACGTAATAGTTCCAGAGGTAGTTGAAGTTAGCGCAGAAGATATAATCCGTTCAAAATAATTGACATTCACAATCTAATGTTGTAACATTGCTTATTAATAAGTACTGATATGACTACTAAAATTGGCTGGTTCCTAAACACTGAAACACCCTGGATTGAGTTGCTTTTTGAAAAGCCCGAACCTCTCGACCTTAATCGGTATAATCCCGCACAGTATGCTAGGTGCCCTGCCCTAGGACACTACTGTAAAAATACTTTTGTAGTCAAATCTCCAGTAGATGTTGAACTGCGATTTGATACAGAAACAAAAAGTATCAAGTATGTTGGCGGAAGTTTAGATAAAGGCTTTGTAAAAGAGTTCATTATACAGTTTCCGCCCAGTCAGTGGCGGAATGTCGATACACCAATATTCCAGTTTCACATTGACAACGGATTTGTTGCAGATGAATCTGTTTGGGTAGAAGTTTCTCAAGCATGGTATAACTCTCCTCACTTGCCGGGATTTGTAACACCCGGAACATTTGATATCTATAGCTGGCAACGCATATTAAGTTATGGATTTGAATGGCAAGACACTAGTAAAAACTTTAAAATTAGCAGAGGAGATCCTCTGTACCACATTAGATTTAGAAGCAAACGCCCCGATGATAACTTTACCATAGTACCTATAGAGTTTTCAGATAGGCTACGAAAAGATGTAGCACGATGCCAAGGTGTCAAATTTCCATTGCAAAACTACAGCTGGAGTTTGATGAAACTAAACAGAACACTAAGACCGAGAAAATATATACCATGAAACTAGATATTGCAAACATTTATCCAACAACTGTTCGGTATGGAGTAGTTGAGTCTTTAACACAACAAGATTTTTTAAAAATCCAAGATGCTGTTGAAAATAGGCTTAGAAATACTGAACAGATGGAAGAAATACATAGTGATCCAGGATACACTGATGAGGGGCTATTTACAATATTAGAAGCTCCATTTTCTAATATTAAAGATTTATTTGAAAAGACAGCTCTCGAAATGCACGAAGAACTATACCCCAATATGAAGGGAAAGTTTTCCACCTATGATATTATGTGCAGAGGATTAATCTACGGACAAACTACGCACGAACTAGTTCGTTGCAATGCTCCATGGCACTATACCGGAGTATTAATAGCAAAATCACCGGAAAAATTAAAACACCCAGAAGGTGCTATTACATTCTTAGACCCTCGACCTTATAGCGGTGAAGTTGATAGATTCCAAATTGACTCACACAAAGGACTATTAATAATTTTCCCAAGTTGGCAACGTTATATTGTAAACGCTATTAAGTCAACAAATGACACAGTAGTTATGCTTAACATGCATGTTATGTTTACACACGAAACAAACTATAAAAACAAAGTACAATATGTTGGCCCTGGTTATGTTGCAGAGGGCGTAGACGTGTTAAACTTGTCAGATCCTGAAGAGGGCGAAGTTGACATCGGCAGATTCTAAACGACTAGTTATTGTTGGCGCAGGTACTGCTAGTTGGATAGCGGCCGCAGCCTTTGAGAACTTTGCTGACTATAATGAAATCATTTTGATAGAAGGCAGCAAGCCAACAGTTGGTGTCGGTGAAGGAACTACTCCGCATTTTAGTCAAGTGTTAAGAGGCTGGCTAAAATCTACTGATGCTGAATTCTTTGCTGAAACAGATAGCACAGTCAAGCTCGGTGTTAAGTATGAAGGTTGGGGTAAAGAGGATTATTATAATCCTATAGATACAGAGTTTAGAACTCCGCCTGCAGACATTTGGCCCGAAACTATTGACGCTAAACGACTATATGCAGTAGCTAATAACTTACCTGTTTGTACAAGTCCATTTTTAAAACTATGTAAAAATAATCAAATACCTAGTGACAAAGAAACTTATGCATATCATTTTGACCAAAGTCTAGTATCGGCATTTTTTAAAAAACGTCTCACTGATGTTAAGGTAATAAATGCTGATGTTGTTGATGTAGTTGTTGCTGATGGAAAAATTAGCAAGTTAATGCTAAGTAACGGCAGTGAAATAACAGCAGATTTTTACGTAGACTCTACTGGATTTAGTCGTGTTCTAATTTCTAAACTAGGAGCAAAATGGATTGACTGGTCAACACATCTACCGTTAACTAGTGCTTTGGCCTATAGTTTACCACAAGACGAAATTATTAAACCATACACTTCGGCCACTACTTATACTGAAGGCTGGCACTGGACTATTCCGTTACAAACAAGAAAAGGTTGCGGCTTTTTATATAACAGTTCATTGAGTAGTAAATCTGATATCGAACTGTTATTACCTAAAAATGCATACGATGCTAGAACAGTCCAATTTACTCCCGGATATTTAGATAGATCTTTTATTGGTAACTGCCTAACAGTAGGACTTGCTAGCGGATTTGTAGAGCCGCTAGAAGCAACAAGCATACACAGCACAATCGGCCAACTATTTTTATGGTTAAAAGACTTCCACTCGATGTCTAACAATCAACACTATGTAGAACGGTTATGGACTCGACACCATAGTGACTACTGGAATAGTGTACTAGACTGGATACAGTTGCACTACTGCAACGTATCTGCAACTGGAAAATTTTGGACACACATGGCCGGTGTAGAAAAAACTGATAAAGTTAAAGAGATATTAGATCTAATCCAAGTAAGACTGCCACGCAATAGCGACTTAGACAATCCCTATTTGATTTGGCAACATAGTTTAACTATGAATATTCTTCGAGGTAATGACTTATTATCCCCTAACATTGCCCAACAAGAACTAGATTTGTTTAACTTACACACGCACGGTGAAGAAATGTACCATGCTGTAAAAACATATATACAAGGAAAAGAATCGAATGTCAGCGTCTACAGGTAAACGATTTGTAATAGCCGGAGGCGGCACTGCTGGATATATGGCAGCTAGTATTTTACAAGGTATGGTATCTGATGTTGAAATTATTCTTATCGAAAGTTCTAGCATCGGAACTATTGGCGTAGGGGAAAGTACCACTCCAGTTATTCTTGATTTCCTAACTGTTAGTGGCATTGATTTTATTGACTTTGTACACGGCACAGGTAGTACAATCAAAGACGGAATTTTATTTGAAAACTGGGGCAGTAAAACTTATCTACATACGTTTGATCTTCTAGCATTAAAAGGACATTCTGGGTTCCAATATTTTGCCGATCATCATATGTACCAACAAGCATATGATAAAAATCTAGTACCATTCGATCTTAATGGACGTAGAGTTGGCACACATGCTCTGCATATTAATGCTATTAAACTAGTTAATTATCTTAAAAACTTTTTAAAAGACAAGGTTACATTTTACGATAAGAAAATTGTACAAGCAGACAGAAATAAAGTTACAGGCAATATTGAAAAGATTAGACTAGAAGATAACACTGAAATAGTCGGAGATATCTTTTTTGATTGTACGGGATTTGCTAAGGTTTTAATTTCTCAATATCAATATGACTGGCAAGATATGAGCAAGATTCTTCCAGTTGACGGCGCCCTACCTTTTCCGTTTGAATGGAACAAACCGATGAGTTTTACTCATGCTAGCGCACTAGATCACGGATGGGCATGGCAAGTGCCCGTTCAGGGACGAGTCGGTAGCGGCTATGTTTTTAGCAGTCACTTTAGCTCCAATCCCCAGGAAACATTTTCTAAGTTTATTAAAAGTAAGTATGATGTTGACTATGAACCTGGAAGAATAATCAAATTTAAAAGCGGATATTTAAAAAACCCATGGATTAAGAATGTTGTTGCAGTTGGTTTAAGCGCCGGGTTTGTAGAGCCATTAGAAAGCACAAGTATACACATGATATATCATCAAGTCATGGCATTCCTACAAAACTATCACGGCATTACTACTGACAAAGGTTCTGAAAACTATAACAAATACATGGAAGACATGTATGAAGACACAGTAGCTTTTATTAAACTGCACTACCTAACCGATAACCAAGGTGATTTTTGGCAGTATATGTCTAGTCGAGAAAGCGAACATGCTAGATTAAACGACTTATTAGAAATATGGAAAGGGATGGTGCCGCTACCCGATCACATCGGACAAAACGAATCAGTAATTCCTGGGTATCGATTGTTTGCTATTGCGGCATGGATACAGGTGTTAAAGGGATTAGATAAAATCAAACCCAATCATATTGCTACATTCTTAAACTACGAAAATTATCAATCGCCGTCGGCAGATTTGAGTAACTTTTCAACACAACTAGAGTTTTTAACCAAGAGTAAAGTATGAAAGTAACTAGGCAAATACACAAACTATTTCCTACTGTTGTTAGTGTTTACAAAAATCCTGATATTAGTTTTCATAGCGCAGTAATACAAGCATGTAAAAATCATACAATGCGGACAGAGCGCCCTAACTACTTACAAACTACTAGTGACCTATACAAAACAGGGTTAACTAAACCCGTAGATAATTTTATTTTAGACTGTTGTGATGACTATCTAAAAACAATGGGATATTATAGGGATCAGTTGGAGATAAAATCCAACTGGGCAAACATTAGTGGAGCAAATGTAACAACGCATACACAACATATCCATAATAATTCGTTTTTAAGCGCAATATACTATCTTAGTACTCCGGAAAACTGTGGCGGAATTTATTTTAGCCACCCTAACCAACAAATATTATGTCATGACCCTGACATAGAACGCATGGATCCTATCAACCAATCTAGTATGGAAATTGTGCCAGAGGAAGGAATGTGTGTAGTATTTAGAGCAACAACGATACACGGAACTACGGCAAATAAATTACAGTTAGGAGAAGAACGAATAAACATCGCATATGACATATCTATGAAAGATATTGGTCATCGTCGTTACAATGACGGGTATGCTTAACGTAAACTCAAACCAGTATTAAATGAAGTTAAGTTAGGATCAATCCAGAATTTTAATTCAATAGTAGTGCCTGGCTCGAGTGTAACATGTTTTCCAAAAGCTAAAAAGCTATTCCCCCAGTGATGATCATGGCTTTGTTTACACAAGTACATCCTTTGATCTTTATACTTAACGTACGGAATAACCCATAGACTATCCATTGTGAGTTCTCTTTTAACCTTGAGAGAGTTTTCTAGTTCTCCTGTAGTATAGTTTGTAAACTCAAAAGGACCAAACTCTATAATATGGTCTTTGATGTCATCGGTTATCACATCTTCAACAACTATTTGTCCTTTGTTAAGTTTAGAATAAAAATCACTAATACCATTAATAGTTTTAACACTATTAACTTGTGTTTCTAAACTACAAGGTTTAAAAACAAATCCAAACTCTTCTGGCAGAACTTTCCCACCGGGCTTAAGATGTTTCTTTACATCGCCGAGTGTGATCAAACATAATTCATCTAACAAAAATGCCCCAAATATTTCATGCACAATAAAATCTACTTTTTCTGGCAAGGTTAAATCCCAACTTGATGCATTGATAATAATTAGATCATCAATTTTCTTTTCAGATTTCATCTCTTCTAAGAACTTTACAGCTTCGGGATTCATCTCAACTGCATAGACTTTTGATGCCCCTGCTCCCAATGCCGCTAGGCTTAATGCCCCTATTCCTGCACCAATGTCTAATACCACTTTGTCTTTTACATCTTTTAAAATTGATGTATAAAAATTATTTCTTCGAGCATCAGACATCATTTCTCTATAACTGGTCAAGTTATTATAAAAAGTCTTAGATTGAAATTCTCTATATTTTCTACTATGTTCTATTAGTTCAGGGGTCATATTAACTCAATCAAATCAAATACAGTTTGCAGTTTAGTACGAATAATCTTACTGCTAAAACTGTTTCGTAGTCCTTGGTGCAAGGGTTTAGGAGCATGATCTATAGTGGCCCATGCCCAACCTGCATGTTCATCGCTTAATACTGGCACAAACTCTGTGTCAATAACGCAGAGATAAGTGTGAAAGTTAAACACAGTATCGTTACTTACAAATGTTTCTAAGGGAATGGTCTTAAGAATAAGGGGCATGTGGCCTATTTCTTCAACTACTTCTCGTTGTAGACCTTGCCAAGCTGACTCACCTTCAACGTTAGTGCCGCCAACTAGACCCCATGTACCCGAATGTTTTCCTTCTGCTTTTTGTAGCAGAAGGAAACGTCTAGTTGATTTAGCGTAAAATAGTGCGCCACTGCATACAATCTGTTCTTTCATGTATGTACTTATTTTAGATAACTAGGCGCCACGATCCTTTTGAATAGTCACCTTCAAATGCACGAGTCCATTCTGAGTCTTCGTACTTGTATTGTACACCAGTGCGAATGTTCGTAGTGTAGATAACACCTGTGGGCAGTGCCAGATTAGTCCAGGTCGTGCCGTTAAACTCTACAATACTGTTAGCTGGCGCTGTAAAGTTATTCCAAGCTGTGGTACCTTCAGGTATATCATTTAACAATAATACACGTTGACCTTCTAGAGGAGTTCCTGGATTATATGTTTCAGGATTTACAATAGCATCCACAGTGCCCCAGTTGGCATTATTACGTGCAGGACCTGCAATAACTGAGTTGGTATTGTAGGTATCTTTATCAAATGTAATACTTAGTCTAGTTTCATTTACGGGATTAAGTGCCACTGTGCCTATAACTTCGTTGCCGTTGGGCTGTGTTAGAAATAACTGACTACTTCCTGCTTTAAAATTAGTAAACTGATCTAGCAAAATACGCCAGTTAATATCATTACCATGTTTTTGCCATAGCGTATCGCCAATGTCTGGTAATGCCTCTACTATACTGCTAGGATCTAGTAATTCTGCGTAGTAGTTGCCACCTTCATTAAACACAAATATATTAAATCCGCCGATTGTTACAGTTTCTTGAGTTTCAAATGTGTATTCGTTGTCGTGTATGTTCATGATAATATCGTGAATAACACCCAGACGTTTGACCTTGCTAGGAGCACTGATCCAAATGGGAGTTTCTAGAGTCAGCGTACCTACATCTATATCAGTTTCTGTTCCTTGTGGAATAGTTCTACTGCTAAAGGTGATGTCAGTTAGTTCAACAACACTTAAACTAGTCCAGTCTACAAAGTTATCCGTGGTCTGTAATTCAAGACTGGGATTAAACATCATCATGATCTGTTCCATGATCTGTAGCTTTTGATCTGTGTTAGTTGCCCATATGTCAGCTTTAACTGTTAGCTTGTATGGTGTGGGCATTAGACGTTCTACGGTATAGCCACCACCTTGATTTTGACTGTAGCCCAAGAATGTGCCTTGATTATCGTAGACTTTTTCACGCTCGCGAATATGCACTTTGCTGATATGTGTAGCATCAGCTAGACGACTTCGATCTAACTGCACATTACTGATGTAAACAGCAATACGTGGAGCACTTGGTATTTTATTTTCACTGTTGCCATTTAAGATACTGGCAACCTGTCGACTCATGTCGCCGTATAGTGCCGGCACAACAATCTGTTTGCCAGTACCGTCTTGGTATTTGTAGCCGCTTAACATGCGGATTAGTTGTCCGACATAACGTCGGATCTGCCCATCATAAAAAAACGCCGACATTATTGATCCGCCTCTGGTTTAATCTTTCTTAGTGCTTTGCTAACTGCCTGTCGTTGTTCAACATAGGTAGCAAATACTGTGTAACGTATTCTTGTGCCCGCTACTGCTACTTCAGGTATGGTAAATCCAAACTTACCACTGACATTTTGATTGGTAACATTCTGTGCTTGACTAGATTCATTTAGCCATACTTCAACTTTGAAGTTGGCATTGTAGTTGAGACTAGTGACAATGACAACATTGCTTGGAGTAACTGTAAATGCAGTAGTAATACCTGCTGTATCAAACGGTGTTCCAACTACGACAGTATCC